CCGGAGGGCTTTTTGACCTTTATGATGTGGAGAACCGTCGCGTAGTGCTAGAGGGCCTCCAGATCATGGAATCCGCAGCATTGAGCGAATTCAGCAAGAAGGCAGATGGCTAAAGATGTTGTAGGAGACCTAAGGGTCAAGCTTGGCATCGACAATATAGACCTTCTGACGAAGCTGAAAGGCAGCCTGAGGGGAATTTCCTCTGTCGCAAAAGTCTCAGAGCGTGGGCTCCGCCAGGTCGCCAAAGCCGTCAAGGATTATAAAAATAATGGCGTAGAAAGCATTGCCGTAATTCGTGGACAAGTAAATGCCCTTAAATCCCTTCAAGAGCAGGCTGACACAAACAGCAGCATCTTCCGGAAGCTAGGCAAAGACATTGGCACCTTTGAAGGCAAGCTAAAAGATGCAGAGCGAGCAGCGAAGAACCTAAGAATTGAGACTGCAAAAGCAGGTGGATTTCTAAAGAAGGATGATCCAGGTGGATTCTTTGCTGCGGTCACTCGAATGCAGAAGAAGGCTCTGGATAAGCCTGCTCCGATGTTCGACAAGGAAGGCAAGTTAACGCAAGAATACATAGATCAGCAGGCAAAACTAGCGGTTAACTTAGAAGCGCGAGAGCGCATGGAGGCAAGGGTTGAGGCAAGGATTCGCAGTATTACAAAAGCGCAAAGTGACAACAATCCAGCAGTAAGAACATCGGCAGAGATTCTTGATTTGTTCGGCGCTTCTTTGAAAGATCTGCCTGCCACCACCAACAACCTTGGATTAGAACTCAAGGAGCTTCGAGAAGACCTTGGCAACCTTGTGATTGGTGGGGACAAGTACATCTCCACGCTTCTGCGAATCAATGAGATTCAGAAACGCCTTGACTTCCAGTTGCCAGCTGACCCCTCAGATCCAACTGGTAGAAAAGCAGATATCAGGTCGAGGCTAGGAAGAAAGCCAAGCTTTGGTTTTGCGGTTGACGAAAGCCGTCAAGACCCAATTCAAAAGTCAATTGAGCGCAATCGCAGAAAGGTAGAACGCCGCAGGGCTGCAATGTATGGCGGGTCTGGGGTCGCACCTTTGATGCTCGACCAGCCAAGGGAAGCTTCTGGCCTTTTTAGGATGATTGCATCTATTGGTTCTGCTGAAGCCAAAGCAGCGACTGAAATGATGGGTCGTTCGCTGTCTCAGGTCACAGCGGAAATCAAGAAGCAGGCTGCAGCTTCAAATGGAAGTGTTAATAGCCTCAATGCGCAGAAAGCTGCTTTCGCTCAGTTGCGGGCAGGTCTTGACCCCACCAGCCAAGACTTCCGTCAACTAGGCATAGAGATTGACAAGATTGACCGCAAGCTAAGCAAACTGGGCAAGAAAAAATTCAGCCTAAAAGGCGCTGCGCAAAGCGTTGGAGCGGTTGCTTCTGCAGGAATCTTTGGCGGTCCTACCGGAGCTGCTGGTGCGTTGGTTGGCTCAATTTTTGGCCCTGGTGGAGCTGTAGTTGGTGGCGGCATTGGCACTACAACAGGGATCGCTGCTCAGCAAATCAGTGCCTTCACTGATTACGCGGCATCAATTTCGTTGGCCGAAAAGGCATTGGATCGAATAATTTCAAAAGAAGGCGAATATGCAGAGAATGCAAGAAAAAATTTAATCGCGAATCAAACGATTGAATTTGCTATCAAAAAATTAAACGTTGAGCGAGAGGCTGCCACTGTAGGCATGACACGCCTTGCCGCTGCTGTTTTAGGGGCTAAAGGCACAATTGAGCAGGCTTCATTGGCGTTCTTGGGAACGACAATGGCTATCAAGGCGACTAAAGGTTCTGCAGACGATGTGCGGGGTGGAATAACAGCCTTGGTGCAAATGTTCAGCAAGGGTCGCATTAGCGCAGAGGAGCTTTCTGGGCAACTCGGCGAACGTTTTCCCGCAGCCGTGACAGCCTTTGCGGAGGCCAACAATATCAGTGGAGCTGTGCTTCAGAAGCAACTTAAGGATGGAAAGGTTGGCTTGGATAAATTGATCAACTTCTTAGTCTTTGCGGTCAAGAATTACAAGAAAGGCGCTCTAGATATGGCTGCAAGCGCAGAAGAGTCTGGTGAGCGTCAGAAGAGGTCGTTTGATGAGGTGCGCAGAAACTTAGGTGAACAGCTAATTGATGTTGGCAAAAGGTTGCAAGAGGGTATTGCTGACTCGCTTACAGCGCTCACCCCCGTGATCGTCAATCTTGCAACAATGGTTGCAAATGTGGTTGGAGTAATCATTGACGGCATTGTCCTTGTTGTTAAAAATTTCAGGACATTGATCGATGTTGTTGTTGTGCTTGGCGGCGGCGCTGTCATAGGGATGTTGATCAAGCAGCTCATTATTCTTAGTGCTGTGATCGGGAAGAAGGGGCTGGTATTTGCACTTAAGCTTGCTTTCAGGACCATAACGAAGAGCATGATTCCGGCTCTAGGCAAGATGATTGGCTTGGTCAAGGCCTTGACTCTTGCGATGGCAAGAAACCCATTCATATTGGTTGCAATGGGTATCACTGCGATTGGTGTCGCTGCATTCAAGGCATCTAGAAGGTTTGAAGATTTCGTTACTGACATAAAACTAGGAGTGCTTAGCCTTAAAGAGATAACACAAGGAATCGACGGATATCAAAAACGGCTCGATACTTTAGGCAAAATAAATGCAATCATACAAAAAGATACTACGGGTGCAGCCGCCAAAGGGTTGACTGCAGACGACGGCAGGATGAGTCGCATAGGCGCTGGCACCAAACCAAACCTGACGCCAGAGGCTATCGCAGTGCGCAACTTGGTACGCACCTTGGACGATGACACATCCCTTAAAGCCTTAGGTCCAATTAGGAATGCACGCGACCTAAGAAATGCAATGAAGGATGACGCAGGTCGAATTACAAGGGCAAAACTTGCATCGCAAGAGACAAGCGGACTGCTTGGATTTGACCTGGATGAAATAGTCAAGAGCGCTTTTGATGACAAAGGTCTCCTTGCACTCTTAGGCGGCGACCCCAAGGACAAGGGCAAGAAAGACCTAACTCTTGACCAACTTGAGGCTCAAAAAGCACTGCTATTTGAAGTAAAAACATTAGAGGATGTTCAGAAGAAACTTAAAGCCGAGAAGGCGGTCATCAACCTTGAAGACTTGAAGACTAATGAGAAAACGCTGCGCATAGCTCAAGCTGAATTCCAAGCTGACCAAGCAACTGCAAGAATTAACGAGCAGATGAAATCATTGCATGAAAATATTTTGGCTCAGCGAGACAAGGCCTTGCTTGCCACCAAAGAAATCTCGCTAGAAGAATTTAATAGAAGAGAACTTGCTCGCCAGCGAGTGCAGCTAGAAGCTCAGCTTCAGCCACTTCTCAAAAATGGGAAATTGACGCTCCAAGAGATCAACGAAATTATTGATGACATTATTAACGGCGTCAGAGAAGGCCAAGACAAAGGCAAAGGTTTCGTCGAGGGCCTTAAGCAGATTTTCGAGGAAGCCATGAATATCAACGAAGCACTCGCTGAGCGTGGCGTTGAGGCTGTTAGAGAGTTTGGTGATGCCTTTGCGGATTTCGTCGTCACCGGCAAGGCTAATTTCCGTGATTTCGCAAACTCTGTCATAAAAGACCTGGCTCGCATCTTCGCCAAGAAGGCGCTGTTCCAAGGATTGAGCTTGATTCCAGGTGTTGGCAGTTTTCTTGGGCTGGCGGGAGCTGTTTCTGGCGGTGGTGGTGGTGGAGCAAATTCAACTTCCTTCGCTGGAGTTCCCAACAATATTCTTGATAGCGTTTTGAGTAATGCCAATGGCAACGTCATCGCGAAAAACAAGATCGTGCCTTATGCGATGGGCGGCATAGTCAACAAGCCCACGCTGTTCCCAATGGCAAATGGCGCTGGGCTTATGGGTGAGGCTGGACCTGAAGCAATCATGCCGTTGCGTCGTGGGCGTGATGGAAAGCTTGGTGTACAAGCGTCTGGATCTGGAGTAGGTAACATCACAGTGAATGTGGATGCCTCTGGCTCTTCTGTTGAGGGTGATCAAGATCGAGCAGGAGAACTTGGCAGAATGCTTGGCGCTGCAGTACAAGCTGAGCTAGTAAAACAAAAGCGTCCTGGAGGCTTACTCGCAAGCTAATGGCCACTTTTCCCTCAATCGATCCCTCTTATGGAGCGCAGAAGCGCAGTCAGCCTGTATTTAGGTCCGTACAGTTTGGGGACGGTTATCAGAACAGATTTACTTTTGGATTAAATCAAGACATGAAGGAATGGCAGCTGGAGTTCAGGAATATAACTGAGGCGCAGTCTGATGAGATTGAATCATTCTTGGAAGCTCGAGCTGCTAACAACATGGAGTCCTTTGATTGGTCCCCTCCAGACGAGACTGATACTTATAAGTGGATTTGTAAGTCTTGGACGAAGACCTTGCCTTATTCAAATCTAGCCACCATACAAACAACATTCACTCAAGTACCTGAACCCTAATGGCAACTTCGGCATGGACCGCCAGCACCGCATTTGTTGTTGGCGACATTCGCAGAGCAGTTACTGACCAGCCGACTGGCTTGTGGTTTCGATGCACCACTGCTGGAACGTCAGCTGCCACTGAGCCAAAATGGCCGACTGAAAGCGGCAATACAACTGAGGACAATACTGTTACTTGGACGGCCTTCCCTAGCATTTACGAGGAGCTAAGTGTTTTAAATCCAAGTGCGATCATTGAGCTTTTTGAGTTGCATTTAAACACCAAGCTTCATGGCAGTTCTGAGGTCTTGCGTTGGCATGCGGGTGTTAATGGCACCGTAACCGGAAATATCGTCTGGAACGAGCAGTCGTATTTTCGCTTGCCTGTAAAGGCTGAAGGCTTCGAGTATAAAAACACTGGCACACTGCCTCGCCCAACGCTAGCAGTTGCAAACACAGGTCTTTCAGTCACAGCTGTGCTTCTGCAAGTCAATGCTATTACTGTTGGAAATGATTTAGCGGGAGCGGAAGTCCGTCGCGTGCGGACCTTGAAAAGATTCCTTGATGCAGTTAATTTTTCAGAAGGTAATAGCAATGCAGACCCTTATGCTGCATTCCCTGAGGAGCGGTGGTTTGTTGATCGCAAGTCGAGCGAAAATCGCAATGCAGTTTCTTTCGAGCTTGCCAGCAAGTTTGATCTAGCTGGTCAAAAAATGCCTAATCGTCAGTGCGTTTCTAACATTTGCCAGTGGGAATATCGTCAAGGTGAATGCCCTTACACTGGTAACAAATTTTTTGATGTCAACGACAATCCTGCGGCCAGCCTTGAGCAAGATCGTTGTGGCAAGCGTATTAGTTCTTGTAAGTTACGGTTTGGCAAAAACGCAGAGTTGCCATTTGGATCATTTCCTGGTGTTGGCTTAACGCAATGACACTCTCTCAGAGCATCAAGCAGCAGATTCTTCAGCATGCACAGTCTGATCAGCCGAAAGAGTCTTGCGGCTTGGTTTGTGTCGTTAAAGGACGTCAGCGTTACTTCCCTTGTCGCAATTTGGCCGAAACACCAGATGAGCACTTTGTTCTAGATCCAGCTGACTATGCCAATGCTGAAGATCATGGTGAAGTTGTGGCCGTTATTCATTCACATCCAACGACGAATCCCCAGCCTTCGCAGGCTGATTTAGTTGCTTGCGAAAAAACCGGCGTTCCATGGCACATCGTCAATCCACAGACAGAGGAGTGGGGGTATTGCGAGCCGTCTGGCTATGAACTTCCTTACGTAGGAAGACGTTTTGCGTTTGGTGTTGTGGATTGCTATAGCCTTTGCCGCGATTGGTATGCAAGAGAATGGGGGCTGCAGCTTAAGGATTACGACCGCCGCGACAAATTTTGGGAGCGTGGAGACAACTTATATATAGACAATTTTGCCAATGAGGGTTTTCGTGAGATTTCGGTCGATGATTTGAAGTGTGGTGATGCGTTGCTAATGCAGCTGTCTTCTCCACTTCCAAACCATGCAGCGATCTACCTCGGGGATCAAGTAATCCTGCATCATGTTCAGGGGAGGCTATCTAGCCGCGATGTTTACGGCAGCTATTATTGGAAGAACACTGCCCGCGCCCTGAGGCATGAAAGTCGTTAAGGTCTACGGCGCTCTTCGCAAGCTGCTTGGTCAGTGCCGTTTTGAGCTTGATGTAGTAACGCCAGGCCAAGCGATCAAAGCCCTATGCGTCAACTTCCCCCAGCTTGAAAAATGGCTGCTTGATAGCGAAAAAGATGGTGTTGCCTATCGCGTGACTGTCGGAAAACAAAAGGCAACAGAGCAAGATGTCAGCCCATTACTTCTGCCTTTTGGGGATCGCGAGGTTTTTAGCATTACGCCTGTCATTGCTGGTGCGGGGCGTGGCGGCACAGGTCAAGTGTTGTTTGGAATTGCGTTGATTGCTACTGCGATTGTGTTTGCACCTGCAGCTGGAGGTTTTCTAGGCATAGGTGGTTCAGGTGCGATTACAGGCGCCACAGGGATCACGCTTGGTGCGGCTGCCTCGTCTGCGATCGGCACCGTGGGCCTTTCGCTTCTTATTGGTGGTGTTGCACAAATGCTGTCACCGCCACCTCAACCTCAAAGCTACGAAGAAGCAAAACAGCTTGAGTCTTTCTCATTTAGCGGAATTGTGAACACCTCTCGCCAAGGAGTTCCAGTTCCTATCGTGCTTGGTCGTGCCTACGCTGGCAGCGTGGTAATTTCCAGTGGTCTGGACGTAGTGCAGGATTAAAGCTGATGGCTGCAATTCGTGGTTCAGGTGGTGGCGGTTGTTTTACCGCAGACACTCTTGTCTCAGTACCTGGCGGTACCAAGGCGATTAAAGATATTCAAATTGGTGACATCGTTTGCAGCTTTGACGACAAGGGCAAAATCCATGAGGGCAAAGTCCTTAAGGTTCACGAGCACGAAAATGAGCGTGTCGTCAGGTACAGGCTTTGGGGCGGCCAGTCTTTAGACGCTACGCCAAATCATTGGGTTCTAAATCAGTTCAATGCGTTTGCTGCGATTGGAACGCTAGGCTCTGATGATTGCTTAGTTGACGAGTTTAACCATCTTCTTCCGATTGTTAGTCGAACAGAGATTGGACAGCATACGGTTTACAACTTGACCGTAGAAGGTCATCACACCTTTATTGCTAACACTATTCGTGTCCACAACGCTGGCCTTGGCCTAAAAATTGTTGGTTCAGGCGGAGGTGGAGGTAGCAAAGGTGGTGGCGGCTCACCAGAAGAAGATCCGGATAGTCTTCAGTCAGTACAGTACGCCAGTGTCCTTGATTTAGTTAGCGAGGGAGAAATTGAAGGAATCGAGGGCGGACAAAAAGGTGTGTACCTTGATGGAACGCCAGTTCAAAGTTCTAGCGGTACTAACAATTTTAAAGGCTATCAATTCCAGACTCGAACCGGAACTCAAGACCAGACCTACATTCAGGCAGCTGGAACTCCTCAGAGTGAAAAGCCTGTAGGGGTTGAGGTCCTCAAGGACAGTCCAGTCACCGTAAGAGTCGCTGAGGCAGACAGTGACGTAGATCGCGTCAGGGTCACGATTCAAACTCCACAGCTTCAAAAGATTGAAGACGATGGAGACATTAAGGGGACGTCAGTTAGTTTCGACATTCAGGTCTCTTACAATGGCGGATCCTTCACCACTGTTAAAGAGGCAAAAATCAGCGGGAAAAGCAGTGGCTCTTACCAAAGAGATTACATGATTCCTTTTACTGGGGAAAAGCCTGTTGATATCAGAGTGGTGCGCAAATCGGGCGATAGCGGGAATAGAAATGTCAACAAAACAATATGGCAGAGCTACACAGAAATCATCGACGACAAGTTCAGCTACCCAAACAGTGCCCTGTGCTTTTTAAAGTTTGACGCGCGTCAGTTTCGCAGCATTCCGCGACGAAAGTATCTCGTTCGCGGCATTAAGGTGCGAGTGCCGCACAATGCTGTTGTAGACCAAACAGATCACCCAGGCCGAATTACATATAGCGGCTTTTTCAACGGAAGTCTGATGACGCCAGTGTGGACTAATGATCCTGCCTGGCTACTGTACGATTTGTTGACAAATACTAGGTACGGAGCAGGCGTCCCTGAGTCCAGCCTGGACGTCTTTGATTTTTACAACATTAGCCAGTATTGCAATACGCTTGTTCATGACGGGAAGGGAGGGCAAGAGCCAAGATTTTCTTGCAACATGGTTATTAATACAAGAAAAGAGGTTTTCTCTGTAATTCAAGACTTAGCAAGTTTGTTCCGTGGCATTAGCTATTACGGCGCTGGGACGCTTGTTTTGAATCAAGACAAGCCGGCAGACTCTGCTTATCAGCTTGGGCCGTCAAATGTTGTTAATGGGGATTTCTTGTATTCAGGCAGCTCTATCAAGTCTCGTCACACTTGCGCAACAGTTGCCTATCAAAGCTACGACGATTTAGGAGAGGTTAGATATGAATATGTAGAGCTTGCGGATCAAGTCGCCAAGTACGGCGTTGTAAACAAAGAAATTCGTGCAATTGGTTGTTATTCGCAGGGCCAAGCACACAGACTTGGTAAATGGCTGCTTTTGACTGAAAGCAATCTTACTGAGACGGTTAGCTTTACTGTCTCAATGGATAGTGGTTTAATTTTAAGGCCAGGCGTTGTAATCGATATTGCCGACCCAGTGAAGTCTGGAACGCGACGTAGCGGGCGAATCAGCTCTGCTACGACGACTCAAGTAACGATCGATAGCGCTACTGATTTATCTGTCAGCTTGACTGAATCGCCAACCATCTCAGTAATGATGCCAACAGGCTTGGTTGAAACCAAGGCTATTAGTGATATCAACGGCGCCGTAATTGATATTAGTGGTGAATTCTCTCAGGCACCTAATAGCCAAGGTGTTTTCTTGATTCAAACCACTGATATTCCTTCACTTAAGTACCGCGTCGTTGGAGTCGCAGAAGGGGATGGCGATGGCACTTATTCGGTCACTGCCCTTCAGTACAACGAATCTATTTACAATGCTGTCGAGAACAACGTTAATCTCACTCAGCCGAAGATTAGCAATCTTAGTGGAGTTCCTGACCCTGTCTCTGGTATTACTGGCGAGGAGTATTTGTATGAGGAAGGCCAGGGTGTGCATGTTGGGTTCGACGTTAGCTGGGTTGCTCCACCGCAAGGCGTTAGTGAGTACAAAGTTTCTTACAGAATAGATGACGATAATTTCACAGAAGTATCTACTGTCACCCCATACGTCAGCCTGCTTAATCTCAAGCCAGGCAATCTTGAAGTAAAGATTCAAGGGTTGAATTTTATCGGTAAAGGCGGCCTGATTGCAGAGCCACCTTTGTTTAATATTGCAGGGAAGCAAGCTCCGCCAGGCAATGTACAGAACTTGACGATTGAGTCGATCTCTTCAAATAGTGCTCGCCTCAAGTGGGATCAAACAGTAGACCTGGACGTTAAAAATGGAGGCAAGGTTCACGTTCGCCATAGTGCTTTAACCAACGGCAACGCAACGTTCTCTAATAGTGTTGATCTGATTAGTGCCATCCCTGGCTCATCCACGGACGTCGTTGTTCCTTTGCTTGAGGGCGAATATATTGTCAAGTTCGCTGATGACGGTGGTAATCTAAGTACTGGTGATGCCAGCGTAATTGTTGATTTGCCTGATTCACTAGGCAAATTAGTCGCCAAAAATCATCGAGAAGATCAGCAAACACCTTCTCCGTTCCAAGGCACGCATGTCAACACCTTCTACAGCAGTCAGTACGACGCTTTGACACTTGATGGTGATGATTTAATTGACAATGTCACTGATTTTGACGCCCTCGTTAGCGTAGACGCTTTGGGCAATATCAATCCATTAGGTACTTACACATTTTCAGACACTATGGATTTAGGGCTTGCTCTTGATGCAGTTGAGCTGCAACGGCGTTTTGTTACTCGTGCCATTTTGCCTAATGACACTGTTGATAGCCGAACTGCACTGCTCGATGATTGGGCAGATATCGATGGTGACGAGGTCCTTAGCGTGAACGCTGAGATGTATGTGCGCTCTACAAGCGACAACCCCAACAACTCTCCAACTTACGGCGACTGGGTTCCCTTCAACAGTGGAACTTTTAAGGGTCGTGCGTTCCAGTTCAAGGCTGAACTGACCAGCGGCAAGATTGATGAAAACATCTTGGTGGATGAGCTGGGTTACAAGATTGAGCTAAATCCACGCTTTGACCAATCCAATGAAGCTATCGCTAGTGGCACATCCACTAAATCGGTAACGTTCGAGAAACCGTTTTTTGTTGGAACAGCGACGACTGGTGGGGTCAATGCCTACTTGCCAAGTGTCGGCATCACTGTCCAAGACCTAGGCGCTAACGAGCGTTTTAACGTATCTAACGTCAGCAGCACAGGGTTTGATATTGACGTGTTGGACGCTAACGGCAACAACGTCACCACCAGCAGGAACTTCACTTATACCGCTAACGGGTATGGCAAGGGGCAGTAGACTTAAGGGACACAAGGCAGCTTTGTTGTGGCTACCCACGATTACGTTCTTGACAACGCTTCTGGAAGTGCATTTCGTACTGACCTAAACAATGCGCTGATAGCGGTCCGCTCGAACAACAGCGACGACAGTGTTCCGGCTACGCGATTTCCGTTTCAGTGGTACGTCGATACGAGTAACAGCCAAGCCACGCTTAAGATTGGCACGTCTACGAACTCTAATAGCGCCGCCTCTTACGTCACGGTTGGAACTGTTGGGGCGCTTCAGGGTGATGGCACAGCAAACCTTGGCTTGGCCCCATTAGCTGGACCAACGTTCACAGGTGATGTCGTTATTAGCAGCACGTCGGCACTGCAGATTCCGGTTGGCACAACCGCACAACGGCCAGGAAGTCCATCTGCGGGGGACCTTCGGTTTAACAGCAGCACTGCTTCAGCCGAGATCTATAACGGCACAAGCTTTGTTGCTGTTGGCGGTGGTGCTACTGGCGAAGGTGGCGACAAATGCTTTTATGAAAACGATCTAACCGTTACGACTTCCTATACCATTACAGCTAACAGCGGTGCTCATGCCGTTGGGCCGCTAGTAATCAACAGTGGTGTCACCGTTACGGTGCCTGCGACTTCAAACCTCGTTATCAGCTGATCATGGCAGTCACGATTAACGGCTCAGGGACAATCAGCGGCATTGCCGTTGGCGGACTGCCTAATGGAATCATTGAAAAGGAAGCGCTGGCGCCCAAGTGTGTAACAACACCAAAGATCGATGCTGACGCCGTAACAGCGGCAAAGATTGCTCCTGGAGCGGTATCAGCGGTTTACACCAGTCATGCAGTTATTTGCGATGAAAAACAATACAACGAAGACGGTGGTACATTCACGAATGGAGAGTTTCGGACGCGTGACTTAAATACTGAGCTTTTCGATCCTGACGGAATCGTTTCTATTACGGGCAATACTTTTACTTTGTCTGCTGGCATTTATGCAATTAACTGGAGGTGTCCCGCTTTTGACGTTGACAAGCATGTATCGCGGCTATACAACCAAACCAGCAACTCATCTGTTTCGCTAGGTTCAGTTGGTTATACATCAGCTTCTACTCAAGACTTTTCATTTGGCAGTGCGCGAGTAACTACTACCGGAGACACGGTGTTTCGTATCGAGCATCGTTGCTCAACCACAAAAGGCACGACCGGGTTCGGAGTGGCCCATGATATTAGCGACATAAATACACGCTATACCTACGTTGAAATCTTTATGGAGGCCTGATCATGACTATCAGACTTAACGGCAGCAACTCAGGGTTTACAGAGGTCAAAGCACCTGCAACGGCAGGTAGCAACACGCTTACGTTGCCAACCAGCAACGGCAGCGCAAACCAAGTTCTTAAAAACAGCGCCACTGCTGGGGCGTTGGAGTTTGCCGCTATTAACAGGATCAAACGCGTTTACAGCACAGAAGTAAACGTCAATAATGGTCTGACCTCCATTGAGTTTACAGGGATACCTGCAAACGCTTTATCGATCAAGTTAGTCATGAGGGAAATTAGCTTGAGCGGTACTAATCATCTAGAACTGCTGCTTGGCCACGCCGCTAACGGTGGAACGTATTTTACAAGCGGTTATGAAAGCTATGGAAACACGATGGGCACTAGCGGTATTAGTGGAGTGACTGCCGAAGATGGGATTCGCATCCGCTCAGGCAGCTCTTCTAGAGATCTTTGCGGGATGATTGAACTTTATCCAGATTTAGCAAATGCACCTTCTTTTTTCTACTCAAATCATTCGCTTATAGACACAAACGCAGGAACTGTCGTTCTTTACGGCGCTGCAATAAGCCCAGACGTTAGCGCGGTTACTATTGACAGAGTAAAGCTTATTCCTTCAGGAACTAACACTTTTAACCAAGCTCTCGGCCGTATTAGTCTGGTCACGGAGGTGATGGAATGACCATGAACAAGCTCAGCGTCAACATCCTTACTGGCAACTCAGCCTTGACTCCGCTTTCTGCAGAGGAAGTTGCTGAACGTGAAGCCTATGAACGTGATGTACAGCCTGGCATTGACCTTCAGGCTTTGCGGGAAGAACGCAATCGGCTTTTGGCCGAAACTGATTGGGAAATCGTCAGACATAAGGAGCTTGGCACCAACATCCCTGCTGCGCTAAAAACGTACAGGCAGGAGCTGAGGGATCTCCCTGAGAACACCAGCGATCCAGCAAACCCTACCTGGCCCGTAAAGCCTTCTTGAGATGTCCACGCTGAAGTGTAATTCGATCAAAAACACCGCCACAAACGATGGTGGCGTGCAAATCGATGCAAGTGGTCACGTCATCGCTGACGGTGTTCAACTGCCATCTGCTGGCGCGTTTAGCTCAAGAAGGATCAACATTAATGGAGCGATGCAAGTCGCTCAGAGAAATACCAGCAAGACTGGAATTACGAGCAACGGCTATTACACCGTTGATCGTTTTAAAACAGCTTTAAGTAACTTGGGGACCTATACTCAAACACAAGAGTCTGACGCTCCTGCTGGGTTTAAGTACAGCCTCAAGATGGATTGTACTGTTCAAGATGGATCTCCGGCATCAGGCGATAAGTTTTATCTAGCACACACTATTGAGGCACAAGACCTGCAGAGCTTGGCGTATGGGACTTCTTCTGCCGCTGCTTTGACAATTAGCTTTTATGTAAAGTCAAACAAGACAGGCAATGCGACTTTAACGATTCAGCAGAAGGACAATAGCGATAAGCAGCTGTGCCTTCAGTATTCAATTAGCTCAGCATCTACATGGGAGAAGAAAACACTTTCGATCCCAGGTGATACCTCAGGTGTTATCGATAACAACACCGGTACTGGGTTGTCGCTGCAATGGTGGCTGAACAGCGGTTCAGATTTTACTGGGGGTTCCCATCGAACCACCTGGGTAACAGAAACCAACGCAGACAGAAACGCGAGTAACCTAGGCATTGGCGGTAGCACCAATGATTTCTTCCAACTTGCCGGAGTTCAGCTTGAGTTTGGTGCAATAGCCACGCCGTTTGAACACAGGCGTTTTGCAGAAGAATTGAACGATTGCCGGCGGTACTATCAAAAAAGTTATAACTACTCAGTAGCCCCCGCGTCGGCATCGAATCTGGGCATGATTACCAGAAGAGGCGATTCGACCTCAACTTTTGATCAATATCCTGGCGTGGAATTTCAGCAGCCTATGCGCAGCAATCCGACAGTGACGATATATAGTCCACAGGACGGCACTTCGGGTGTGGTATCAAACAGAAGCTCCTCGATCAATAGTCATAGCACTAATGTTGCAGTAACCACTATCGACAACATCGGCGAGAATGGATTTGGCAGCCTTGACCTCGCTGCCGACACAGGTCCAGCAATCGCCTTCCACTACGTCGCCGACGCAGATCATTGACCTGTCTTGGCTACTTGCAGCAGCTTCCGATAGACTTGCCGGAGGAGGTGCGTTATGGCTGTCCAACCTGGAAAATTCAATATATCGCTCCAGCGGAGAGCTGATTACAGCGTGCTGCTGCAATTTAAGGACAGCAATGATGCTGTTATTGACCTAGATGGCTATACCGCATACGCGCAGGCGTGGGACGTAGACCGTCGCACTAAGTATGCAGACTTCGCCATTGCTTACACAGACCGCAGTAACGGCAAGATCACGATCAGCTTGACTGATGCGCAAACAGCAACTTTCCCAAACTCGTTGCAGTACGACGTGATGCTCGAGGATGGCAGCAACACTCGTGAGTACTACTTAGAAGGCACTATTACCGTCAGCCAAGGGTATACATCCCCATGACGACAGTAAATGTCACTACGACGAACAACACCGTCACGGTTACGGCGGATGGATCGTCAACAGTTGTTCAAAACCCAGTAACGACAACAGTTACTGCTACGACTGCCGGTCCACAAGGGCCAAAAGGCGATGCAGGCTCTGGTTTCAGTTTGAACGATACCGCTAAAGTGGATCAGAGCGTCATCTATTACGACTCAGCCTCTGGCGAGTACAAAGCAGACGACACCTGGACCATCAAAACAATCGTCAAAGGGGGCGACTTCTAAATGGCCAACACAATCCGCTTAAAGAAACGGGCTGCGTCTGGCTCAGCTGGAAGCCCGACAACACTCGCCCCAAGTGAAGTTGCCTTCAACGAGGCAGACAAAAAGCTGTATTACGGCTTTGGTGATGACGGTGACGGCACAAGCTCGTCAATTATTACGATCGGTGGCGAAGGTTCGTTCTCTACACTGACGACGAATCAAACGATCAGCGGCAATAAGACGTTTACTGGAACGGTTGACCTCAGTGGTGCAACGCTTTCTGGTAACACCACCTTTAGCAACAACCTGACGGTTACAGGCGATTTAACAGTTAGTGGTACGACTACCACCGTAAATAGCACCACCGTCACGGTGGACGACAAGAACCTTGAATTAGGCTCTGTCGCTTCTCCTGACGACACTACTGCTGATGGCGGTGGTATCACCCTTAAGGGAGCTACCGATCACACCATTGTTTGGACTAACAGCACCGACAGCTGGGACTTTTCTGAACACGTCAACGCTGCATCTGGCAAAGAGTTCAAGATCAATGGCACTAGCGTTCTTAGCAGTAGCACTCTTGGCTCTGGTGTTACTGGCTCCAG